GGAACGCGCCGAAGAACGCAAGAAGAAGAACGAGAAAAAGAAGAAGGAACTCAAAGCCGCGAAAACGGACGCTGAAAAGAAAGCGATTGAGGCACGGTACAAGAAGGAAGAAGAAGAAGCTTCCGACGCCGAATACGAACACAAGAAGCAAGAGAAACGGGAGGAACAGCACCAGAAAGACCTAGATAAGAAAGAACAGAAGAAACTCAAGGAGCAGCAGAAAGAACGCGACAAGAAACTCCAGGAGGAAATCAACAAGAAGAAGGAATCCGGCGAGTACTACTACGGCTACAAGGTTCTCAAGGAAGACGGGTCTAACCCGGACGCCTACAAGGAATCTGACAACGACAAATTTGCTTCTGATACTGGCGATGCGGTAGCTGGCAAATTCGACCTTAGCGGTATCACGCAAAAACTCCGAAACCGCTTCCAGCAAGGCAAACAGCTAGAAGCTGGTATTAACCTAGCGTTGCCAAGCTGGTATGCAGCCCTCAACGGTGACACCAGTGGCCTGCGGCACAACGTCGCAGCGGCTTCCGCCATGACCTACGATGAAGCAGAATCCAACCTGCGTTCCTATGGCCCAGAAGCGCTCGCTGGGCTGCTAGAATTTGGTTTGAGCGGCGCTTCAACCCGGCGCGCAACCAACGCCGGGCCGCTCATCCAAAACGCCTACCTTGGCATGACCCAAGCGGAAATGATCCAAGGTTTGAGCAAATACGATGCGATGCGAGCCCGCCGAGGAAGTGGTACCAGGCGGTAAACAAGTAAGGAGACCAGATGGTTTGGAAAGACAGCGTGATGGTGGTGTACCAAGGCCCACCGCGGTGGGACGGTGCAAAATGGGTCAACGGTGACCGGTTCCGGCTATCTGGCTTCCCCCGCGGGGAACGCCTCCAAGACGGGGTTGAACTTGCCCGCGGGTTAAGCGGTCTAGACCGCAGCACTGACGAGTATCGGATTGATACGGGGGCTGACACACCCGGTGGCGACCTAGTTGCCGTGTCCACTGGCCGCCGTGAAGTCAGTGGCCAAATTAACATCCTGGGTGATTCTCCCGCCGAACTGAGACAACACTACCGCAGCTGGTGGCGGAACCACCCGGAAAAAGAAAAAGGCCGGCTGTGGTTTTACACCCGGGAAGGTGAACCGCGGTACCTGTCGGTAGTGAAAACCGAGGGGGCCGGACTTTTCACCAACGAACAAGACCCGGCGCTTTTAAACCGGGTAACCTCCATGCCGTGGGGGTGGGTGTCAGACCACCCCTACTTCTATGGTTACCGCACCAGCCATGACCTGCGGCACACCGGGGACGGGCACTTTAATGCCGTGTTCTACAACCCATCCACGGTGCCCGAAATCTACCCTGACCTGTATTTACCAGGTGGTGGCAAATTCCAGCTATCCCTAGGGTACGGGCAACCCTATTTCCAAACCAGACCGATCCCCCGCGGTTCAACCGCGAAAATTAGTTTTGACCCGCGGAAACGAACCTATGTGGAAAAAGACGCCCGCGGTAACTACATAAACCTGTGGCCACTCATGTTGGGTCGCAGGCCAAAAATCAGTCTGGAACCAGAAACACTGAATAAGTTCACTGTGACGTTAATGGAATGGACCAACAACAACGATCAACACCTCGATTCTGACCCCCGTATCGTCTACACACCGGAGTTCATGTCATGGGTTTAACAGCAAAACCAGGGTACGAATCCACAGCCAAAAACGGCTACCGGTTCGAGATTGAAGTGTTCAGTGGGGACGGAGTGTACCTCGGTGAAATTGGTGACTACGACGATCTACAAATCGAGTTCTCTAGCGAAATCACCGATTACGATACTGGGTCTTTCGCCATACCCTCCACCTCAATTTGGGCACCGTTTTTCAATGGGATTCAAGGCCAAATTGTCCTTATCCACATTCTTATCAGCGATGATGATGGGGTTTGTAAAAAATGGACCGGCAGGGTTGATGATGTGCAATACGGCGCGGAATGGTCCCCCACTAAAACCACCATCAATATTATTTCCGACAAGATTTGGTACAAACACATTGTTTGTTGGTCGGCGCCGTTCTCCCCAATCGGCATTCAAGCGCCAAAACGGCGGGTGAAAACTGGGCCGGCAATCTCCCAGATGAAACAATTCATCATTGATAACCTTATCCGCATTCAGGCCCCTAATTTAAGCGGCTTACAACAAGCCAGGTTGTCAACCTACAATAACAACCCCGGCGAGTTTCCCAATGTGAAAGACATCATGACCCCGGTGGTAATGCCTAGTATCTCTGACCAGGTGGACACCAGCCCTGTGGTTGCGCTCATGGCCCAAATGACCCCTGCGGACGAGTTGTGCCACGAAGTATGTAAAGATTACAACCTGCTTCCCTCCGCGGAAATGATCGTGCCAGGCCGCGACCCGAAACCAGACTGGTACACAGGCAACCTTGATAAGCCTCTGGTGGTGCTGGATATTGTAGATAAAGACCTATCCCGTACCCGGTCACAGTGGCAATCCAAATGGAAAGCGTTAAGCAAGGAAGCCCTCGTATTCGTCCGCGGGCTGTTCGGCCGGTACGATGCACCACCACCAACACTTATTAAAGTCAGCAACACGGAGCAATTAAAACAGTTCTTTGGTGATAACCCCACCACTGACCCGTGGGTGATTTTCCGCCGTTCACACGAACACTGGGGGAAATACTCTTACCGAATTGTGGCGCCCCGCGCGGTAAAAAGCATTGCTGGTGGTAAATCCCAAGACTTCCTCAACAAAGGTATCAGCTTGCTTATTAACACCGCGATCAAAGGTGCCCTGTCCATGATCGGTTTAGCCTTCGTTGGGGACATCATCACCGGGGAACTCGACGATATCCTGCTCGCCTACCAAGTGGCTGATGACAATTTTATGCGGGAAAACCTGGGTAAATTCGCCCTCCCTGAATCCTACGACGGCAAAGGGGTCACCGCCTACAGTTTTGACTCGACACAAGCCCTACGGACCGGACGGATCGAAAACCTAGGGTTTTATGTTGGAGAATTCACCGGTGGATTGTCCGCATTCAAACCGTTTAAAATCTTCCGGGATTTTGACCTACTTGACCCTGTTGGTTGGGAATCTGACGACGGCGAAACCATTTATACTGAACGCATAAAGAAAATCGCGGTGCAACATAACCGTGGCGCCGAGCCCCAATTTGAAATCAATGTTGGACGAAACGAACGAATGGATGACCCAATGGAACTCACCCAACGCCAACAAGCGCGGTTCAGTGTGGCAATCAAAGCGGCCTTTAACGTGGATTAAGGAGAAAACATATGACAAATAACTTAAGTGACATGTTGGTCCGCCTGCGGTTTCATACCGAAGGGGACGGACTGGATTTTGCGAAAACCCGCCGTGCCGCTTTCGTGGTGGAAGACGGTTATGGGGAGCTCCCCCTACCTTCGGGGCAGAAAGGGGAGAAAGGGGACACTGGCGACCCAGGCCCTGCGCTTTACCCCGACCTGGTAGTAGGTGGGTCTGACAGTGATGCGCTCAAAGCCCTGCAAAAACGTTCCGCGGCATGGAAAACAGACCCAACAGAATCCCGGTTTTTCGTTATCAATCGGGATACGAAAACCGGTTTTTTCTATACCCGCGGCGGTTGGACGATCATTCGGAACCTGTTTGGGGCAAATTCTGAACTCACCCCCGCGGAGTACCAAATGCCGGTAACACTCAAAAACGTGGCAACTGAACCATCGAGCCCGACCGATGGGGTAGTGCTATTTGCGCAAGGCGGCAAACTTTACATGAAGAACCCCGCCGGCGAGAAGAAGCAGCTTGGCTAATGTCAAATCGTACACGAAATCACCCGCACTGGAATGATGACCCCTGGGATTCCGCGGCGAGAACCGCCACCCAGGATGGTATAGGCCCCACGCTGGGGAAATATGATCTTTCAGCTTTAGGTAACGGCAATGTTCAGGATATTGACCTCACCTACAAAGATCGTGAACTCCGTGATGACCCGGCTAGGCAAAATAACCCGATTTTCCGGCTTTTCCAATCCATATCGAAACGGTTATCTGATTTCCGCAATGAGGTCTTGAAGCGGTTCATCAGGGAGCGGGAAGACACCGAAAAAGCGGTGTTGGCTGCAAAAAACCAGTTCAATGACCGCCAATCAAAATATGCCGCGGCATTGGATGCGGCACAATCCTATGGGTCTTGGACGATCGAAAAACAGTTTGACCAGCAGTGGTATGAGGAGACTTATTTTTGGATTTTCACTAAATATAAACCCAAGTGGGGGATTGTGCCAGTGTGGTACGGGGGCCAAGTGGGACCAGCAAAAAACTGTCATATTGATAGTGGCATTATCGTTTTAGACCAGCCTGGCCTGTGGCGATATAATATCAGGCTATTGGTTACTGAACAGAATTTGAGTACCCCGCCTGGGATGGGTGATTGGCCAAAAAACTATATCAGTGATAAGGATGATTCAGACACATGGGTTCGCGTTGAGGTGTGGCGTGCGGACGCCAGCTTGCAGGATATTGATAGCGATGATACTTCCAAAATTATTTCGCGGCAGACAGAACAATTTGGACAGAAGCAATCACAGCTCACGGCAAGTTTTGCCCCTATAGTGCACACTGCTCACTGTGATGGAACAGTGTTTTTGGATAGCAATATGGCGGGCCAGCGGGGGGCTAAGTTGGTTGTGAAGGTTTGGGGGGCACTTGTGCACGCAGGGGCTGAATCAACCCGCGTGACGGTAGACATGCTGGATACCAGCCATTTAGTGCCTAAATCGTTGAAGGAAGGTGGCGAATAATGTTATCTCCCACGGAAGAGTTAGCCGGGGCCAAAGCGAATGTTGAGCGGTTAAAGCAGGCTATCAAGGATTTTAACCCTGATACCCCGTTGGGGCAGTCGTGGCCACTAGCGCAGCGGAAGCTATCGCTTAAAGCCGCGGAGGCGTTTCTGGAAAATTGTCAAACCCCGGAAGGGCCTTGGTATTAGGGGGGTGTTAGTAGTGGTAAACTATTAATTAAAGCATAACAGTGACGAAATAAAGGAAGGGGAAAGATTGAACCTAGACGCCTATAATTTCAGTTTCAACTCGCGTGCACCGGTGGAATACAAACCGTTTCTGGAAGATGCGATGATTCAGGCTGGAGTCACCACGAAAGACCGCGCCACGGCGTTCCTAGCAACCGTTGGTCACGAATCCGGGGACTTGTACTACCTAGAAGAAATCGCCGACGGCAGCGACTACAACGGACGCGCCGACCTAGGAAACTTCTATGCCGGGGATGGCCCCCGCTACAAAGGCCGCGGTTTCATTCAATTGACGGGCCGGAACAACTATCTTGCCTTCGGCAAGTGGTGTGTAGAAAAAGGCCTCACTAGTGACGAAAACCTGTTCATTAACCAGCCGGAGCTGGTGGCGCAGCCCCGCTGGGCTGCCCTGTCAGCAGCCTACTACTGGGCTAATACCCGCCGCAGCTACAACGGCGCCCCAGAGTCCATTAATGACTACGCGGACCGGCGAGATTTTGTCAGTGTCACCAAGGCAGTCAATGGCGGTTTGAACGGTTGGGAAGACCGAAACGAACGCTACCAGTCTTTCTACGATTATGCCGGGAATATTCTCCCCGGGGGAGGAGCTAACACGGAACCTGAAGAAGTAGAAATCGAAATCCCATACTCCCGGGCTAACGTCACCCAGGACACCTACTACAATTGCGGTCCCGCGTCTAGCCAAACTGTAATCCTCGCGGCCACTGGTAACCTGATTGGTGAATTTGAGCTAGGCGGCATGCTTGGCACCACCACGAACGGCACCGATTACATCGGGCAATTCCCCGCGGTGCTCAATTCCTACATTAATGGCGCCAAGTACACCTACCGGGACCTACCAGACTACCCAAGCGGGGACCTGAAAGAACAAATCTGGAAAGACATCACTCGAAGTGTCCGCGCAGGACACGGCGTGATCGCCAACATTGTTGCCCCGCCAGACAACTATCCTATTGGCACCCGTGGCAGCATCAGCCCCGCCTACGGTGGCGGCACCATCTACCACTACATCGCGGTCATGGGTGTTTGCCCAGGTGAAGGTCGCCACGTATGGATTGCGGATAGTGGTTTCAGCCCATACGGGTATTGGATGAGCTTTGACCAACTCTGCACCCTTATCCCCCCGAAGGGGTACGCATACAGTACCTCAGACCCTGTTATTCAAAACTCGAACAAGGAGGTTATATTGTTCGGACCAGATCAAATCGGCGCCTTACATGAGGCGAAAATGAACACCCGCGAAATCTTGGATATTCTCAAGGGTATTCAGCGGGACACAAGCTTAATCCTTGACCAGTTGGTAGGCCCGGAGCGGAAAGACGGCAACCGCACTTTCAGCGGCTGGCCAAAGACAGCCACATGGAACGGGACGAACGGTAAGACGTTCGTTGAATACACCACCGGCCTGCTGGAACAGTTAAAGCCGCTCCCTGCGAAAGGGGAGAAGTAATTGAACACGTTCCAACTCTCACCTGGCGTCCGCAAGGGTATTTACATGGTGGCAGCCTTGTGTATGTCAGCAGCCGCGGCGCTAGGGTTCATTGACGCAAATACAGCTGGGGATTTCATGTCCGGTTTCGCTCCCGTTCTTGAGGGTTCCGCTGGCTTGTTGAGCATTTTCTCGCTCATCATGGCATCCATTAAAACCCACGCGGACAGCGATGTTTCCCGTTTCGACGTGGAAAAAGAGGTTGCCGAACGCATGGAAGCGTACACCAGTACCCTCCATGACCAGATGGTGTCTGTGGCGAAAAGCGCAGCCTCTGAAGCATTGCAAAACATTGACCCGAACAAGTTTCTCCCCGCGGATTACAACCCGCGGCACGAACTAGTGGTCAATAACATGCTGGAATACTATAAAACCCACGGCAGCGAATAACCACTACTAACCAACTTTAAGGAAAGGCGGTGGTTTCCGCATGCTTGCCAGCCTCGAACCCCATGTGGCACAAATGGTTGGGACGGTGGTGGTCGCCGTTCTTTCCGCAGCCAGTGGTGTTGCCGGGGCAATGCTCACAACCCGCGCGGAAAAAAGCAAAATAGAGGAAGCGAAAGCCGAAACGGAACGAGAAAAAGCCATAGATAACCTCAGCTACTTGCTGAAACAGTTAGACGGGGCAGTAGATCGAAACAAGGATTTGGAAGCCCAAAATATTGAGCTTTACAACGAAATCTTCGATCTGAAAAACCAGCTTATATCCATGGCTTATCTTGTTGCTTACATTCAGGTGTTGCGTGAACTTTGGCGAGAACCCCCGCGGTTGCCGGACATGCCGGACATTGTGAGAAACGCCCTGGAACGGTTTAAGAACTAGATAAACCCCGACAGCACGAAAGGTTCTAGAAAGAGCTGTCGGGGTTTATCATTAATCTGTCCCGACAACAATATTAACACCATGGGGTAAGAACGTCAAGTTATTGACGAAGCCGCAGGTTCATGTATTTATATGTCCGTTTGCCGTTGACCATACACCTGGTTGTTTCCACACCTAAGGCGCGGAGCATCTTTTTGAATTTTCGCAGGTTCGTCAGTGGCGTTGTAGATAACCCATTAGCATGCACCCAACGGTTCCACGCCTGCGTAATATCGGATTCGTAAACGAAGGTCTCTTCTTCCGCCGTATTGCCGAACTCGTCCACTTCTGGTTCTTCATCAATAGTGATTTCGCACATTTCTTCAATAAAGTCAGTGTAGTAGTTAGCACCTTGCGAAATAGCCTTAGTGGAAGTCTTAATAGCAGCCGGCCAGGTGTCATCAGACAAGCCTTCGGCCAGGTACATTTCCAACCCCTCCATGAGCCACGCCAGAATGGCAGGCAGAACCTCGGGGTTGTTGACGATATCATCCTCGAACTTCACCATCCCACCGCGGTGTTGGCGGGTGAACGGGATTGTACACATGCGTCGTAGGGTTGCCGCGTCAGCATCGGGAATACATGGCGGGGTGTTCGTAGCGGCATACAAGGTGAACTGTAATTGGCCCTCCACAACGTTCTGTGAGTGCGGAAGACGCAGGGAGGTACTGTCATTACCCGTAGCCCGTTTCAAGGCGTCAGCGGACAAATTAGACCGCTCCCCGAGCTCAGAAAGAATCACTGCGCGGCGGTTCATGGAAAGCAATAATTCTGCATTCGGTGCCCCAGTGTCTTGTCCAAATACTTTCTGCGCGGACAAGGGACCCGCGTAATCACCTAAAGCCGCGGCAACAGCTTGCAGCAGTGTGGTTTTACCAGTGTCAGATTCACCATGGAAGATAAAAAGCAGTTTTTCTGGGTTGCCAGAAATAAGGGAATAGCCTAAGCATTTCTGGGTGAAACGGCGTAATTCCTCATCAGGAATGAAGTTTTGTAAGTACTTTTCAAAAGCCGGATGTTTCGCACCAGGGATGTACTCACAAGCGGTGGACATGGAAAGCCGGTCTTCTGGCACACTGTCACGAATGACCATTTTACCGCGGGAAAGGTCTAAAGTTTTCGCCCCGCCAAGGCCAACAAGACCTTTTTTGGTGTCAAAATGGGTGATATCCACGTGGTGCCCCGGCATGGCGTGCATCTGGGCTAGGATGGCTCGTTGCTGTGAGGTGGTGGCGGTCTTGTTCGCTAACTTGGTTAAATATTTAATTTCTTCGTCAACGTTTTCTAGCCAATCAGTTTCCGGCTTAGTCATTTCCCCACCCTCGGAAACCCGCTTATTAATAACGTCCCGAAGCTTCCGCAGCCGGTCGCGTTCAGCTTTTAACCGTTCACTGGTTGCCTCGTACACAATCCGAAGGGCACGGTCCTTGTACATGAAGTCGGAATACCGCATGGTTTCGGTGTCAAGTAGCACGAACTCGCGGCTGCCGCCTTCGGCACATGCTAGAAAGCGGGTTCCCCAATAGTCAGAAACCATTTCCGCAAAACCAACATCGTTAGCGTCATACTTGCGCCAATCAATAATCGGCGGGTCGGTAATCGCCATATCTTCTAATTCGGCCTGTACGGCCGCGACATTCTCCATAGGAGTGTTGGTTACTGCTTTTTCACTCAATTTCTGCATCTTCTCCGCGATCTCGCCCGGATTCACGATGTGGATTTTACCAGATTCCACATCCGCGGAGATTTTCTCGATGTCTCCAATGATGGCGGAGTAAAACTCTTGTTTTGCAACCTCGGGTTCGCGGCGGCCGTCCCCAACAACGGCACAGAAGAAGTGATTTTCTAGTTTTTTGAGGGCTAGTTTGACGCCGGGTTCACCGTCCACCCCGTACATAATGATGTTATGTACGGCGTGCACCATGGTGTCGTGACCGTTGTTTGTGAGATCTTCTTTAAGACCCTGGCTGTCGCAGGCTTTTAACAGCCGTGGGGAAAGTGTGTCTGATCCGAAGTCGTAGAAGTTTTTCCGCATCCAGTCTACCGCGGTGCGGTATGCGCTGGCATGACCAGCGTTTTGGGAGATTGCCCCAGGTTTCCGATCAGAAACCGTAGACTTCCCACCGTCAGAAAGATAGTCTACCCACGTTTGGGGGAGCAACGGTAAGTCCATTACGCTGGGAATTTCGCAAATTTCTTCTCCCAAATACCACTGGTATTGTAAATTATCGACAACACTGGGGTATACTAGTGCGTATCGGTGAGTTTTTTGTAGTAGGTCTACATCTGGACAAACCGCTGATTTCCATAGAAGACCCCGGGGGACCCGGTAGAACGAATGGCCCCCGGGGTTTTCCGCACCCCGACGACTAGACCGTGGATGGGACATACGATCAAGGGGTCCAAGCTTTTCTTCCAGTTCAGCAATACGGTCGGCGCCTTTTTTACCGTTGTAGTGGTCAACATCAATGCCGATGATATCGAACGGCGTAACCCCGGTTTCCTGCTGCAATTTCGACATTTCCGCATCAGAATAGGTTTGCATGCGGATGGCCACATTATGGTTCCCACCAGACTGTTGTTCCCAAAAACCAAGAATCTGCTCCGGGGTGATATCTGGCACACGGCCGGTAGTTTTCCGCGGCGGTGGGAACTTTTCACCAGCAGGAAGCGGCAAGGGGGCAGTGAAGCCTTTATTAAAGTACTCGGATACGATATCTGCAAGCTGGTCTTCAGTAATGTTGATGGGGTTTGACATGGCTTTAGTTTACCTTTCCTGCCGTATGGCCGCGTTTATAGGCTGCCTGTAAAAGATTTTCTCGCTGGATGTCAGCGGTTGGGACAATTCGCATTCCCGCGTCGAAGATTCTAGCCCCCAAAACCCCACCAATATCAACAATGTTGGCGGGGTCAATACCGAAGTGGTCTTCCCCAGGGTTAGTTGAGCCACTGATGCGGAAAACCCCGAGAGAGAAGTCTTTTTCTAAAAGTTTTGCTACTTCTTGGAGGAATGAGATAGTTTGTTTCCTGTTAAGACAATTCTCTGGGGTCATTTGGAACCTTTCTCCATTGGTGGCGTCGATATTGCGAGTATACAACATCAGGGGAGGTCTTGGGGTGATTTTACAAGCTGGTGTATAAGTTTTGGTAACTGGAATAGGGGCCAGAAAGCTTCCGCAACCAGGCAACAGCATGCCGTAAACCATCGCGGGCATGCCTGGTGTCAGAATCAGTTTTTTGTTTGAACCCCCACTTTTCTAGCCTTTCGTCTGTGCAGATGTTTTTTGCATCTGCAGGGGACTGGTAGACGAGATTAATTGTCGGGAGTGGGTATTCGTAGTGTGCGGGATCTATTCGTCCTAACATGGCAGCGACGATTCCTGATGCCACACGGACGGGGGATAGGTATTCTGGTGAGCTGTTAGCTTGCCGCAGTGTGAAGCTTTCCATCACCAACCATATTTTGGGGTTTAAGTAATCATAACAGCCCCAGGTGGTATTGAGAATGTATTCGGCAATGTTTTGGATCATTTCGATCTCATTGTCGCTTCGGTTGTCAGTGACGGAACCGCTGTTGCCGTAGGTGAATTGGTCTAGGGTGTAGGCAACGTTTTCAACACTTGGGATTTTGTCACCATCCCATCCTAGGATTGCGATTCCGGTGGTGACCCCCGGGTCTACGCCAACAATGTAGTTGGCATAGTCGGGGAGGTGACGCTTAAACGTTGGCGGCATGAATCTTGTTTTCTGCCCGTAATTTCAGGGTTTGGAGTTTCCCTTCGGGAACTTTCGGGGCATTTGACCGGTTGCGGTTCCGATGAAATTCTTCAATGGCGGTTTTCCGCCAGAAGATGGAGTGCCCGATCCTTACTTCTGGTTGCGGCAGGAAACCAGAGCTTTGATACCGACGGGTGGTATTGAATGTAACACCGAGGATTTCTGACGCAGCTTTGACGTCAATGTAGTCAATGCCGTGAACTTGAATTTCGTGGGGAGTGAATGGCTCTGCCATGACAATTCCTTTCTTGGTTGTTTTGGATGGTTTCATTATAACTAGACTGGCGCGTCAAAATCAACTTTTTTCAATGTGATCTCTGACACCATGAGGCAATGAAACTCCGCGTTCGCCTGACCGGAAGCATAAACCCCCCAAACACCCTTATCATCAAAAGCCCGAAGCTGCTGCTCAACCCGCGGAAACACAAACCGGCTTACTGTCAAGCGGAATTCATTGCCGCACGGGTCAAGTGCAATTACCCGAGCCCGGGTAGACAAATCTGGCTGCTTCAAAGAATCCAACACTTCCTCGCGGGTGATGTTCTGGCGCTCCGCTAGGTCCGCGATTACATCAATATAGGTCACCCCCAACACTTGGCCTGCAAATTCACATTCCTGGCCATCATTTTTAGGGAGGTCCGCGGTGGTAAATGGGTTCACAGCCCACCTGGCGCTTTTCGTCACCGTGACAGCAACACGAGAAGATAACGCCAAGTCAAACGGGTCAGCGGATTCACAAAATGCCTGACATCGCTGGACAGTTTTAGGCCCTAGCCCGCGGACGGCCTTTTGCAAGTCAGACCAACCCTTGACCTTGTGGCCAGCCATGTATTCCATAATATTCGCGGTAGTCTTCGCCCCTAGGCCCTTGATTTGTTTTAGCCCACCCATGACACCCCCTTGTTCGGGTACAGCAGTCCAATCTGGCCCACACACAACAATATCTGGTGGCAGCGCCTTTACCCCGTGCTTCGCGGCGTCAAGCAGTAATACCTTTTCAGGGGACACCTTGCCCTTTACATGACCCTTCCCACTAGCCACACGCAATGCTGCAACATAAAACTCCAGCGGGTAATAGGTCTTGAGCCATGCGCACCAGTACGCAATCGTTGTATAGCTCACCGCGTGCGCGATATTAAACAAATAGTTAGACGAAGCCGCCATCCAATCCCACACCTGCCTAGCTAACTCTTCGCTTACGTTATGGAGTCGCACTGCACCATCGCGGAACTTCACCCAAAAAGCCTCAAACGCCCCACCTTGTTGTTTTGCCCCAATAATCTTCCGAAGGCGACCAATCTCTTTGTCTGATAAGCCCCCAAACTCTTTACCAATCCGCATCACTTGTTCCTGGTACACCAGGCACCCGTTCGTGTCGGCAAGTAGCCGGTCAATCACGGGGTGAATAAGCCGCGGTTTTGCCCCGTTCGCTACCTTAATGTATTGCGCCGTCATGCCGCTAGTCATGGCACCAGGACGGGACAAGGCGTTAATGTCGGACAGCACACCAAAATTCGTCCTTTCCAGGCCCGTACAGACCTGTTTAACAATCTTCCGGGTAGTTGCACCCTCGAATTGGAAAATCCCCGTCAGATCGTCATCAACCCATTTTTGTAACACCTTTGGGTCATCAGGGGTGAGGCGGTAAATATCCTGAAGTGTTAAACCAGGCACCATGTCGATTACATCACCAACCAAGGTCATGGTTGAAAGCCCAAGACAATCCAGTTTTAGCATATTGAGGTACGCGGCATCACGCTTGTCAAAAGCAATAATCTCACTGTAGTCTTCTTCACCGGCTTTTTTGCGGCGGTAGATGGCGCACGTGTCCGAGATTTTCGTGTTTGACAACACCATCCCCGCGGCATGTACCCCCATGGTTTTCTGGTCGCCTTCCAAATCGAAAGCTAAAGCCCAGTCGGGGTGTTGTTGCACCATTTTGCCGCAAGGTTGGAACGCCGTGGCGGCGTCCTCCGCGGATTTAAATTCCCGCGGGGAACCGTGCGGGGTATCCCCAATGAACCCAGCGAATTGTTCCGCTTTCGCCAAGGGGATTCGCAATGCTCGGGCTGTGTCTTTCACCGCGGTTTTGCCCCGGTAGCGGTTGAAATTCCCGATGTTGCCAACGTTTTCTTCACCGTAGGTTTCCCTGGCGTAGTCGAAAACTTCCCCGCGGCGGGAATCCTGGTAGTCGGTGTCAATGTCGGGTGCGTCCTCACGGCCTGGGTCAAGGAACCGTTCAAATAGCATGTTGGGGTACAGCATTGGGTTGATTTCCGTGATTTGCAGCAGGTAACAGACGAGGCTGCCAGCGGCGGAGCCCCGGCCAGGCCCGACCACAATGCCCTGTTCTTTAGCCCAGGAAATAATTTGTTGGTTGATGAGGAAGTAATCTGCGAAGCCTTTAGCCTGGATCACTCCAAACTCTTTATTGATTCGGGCTTTATACTCACTGGCGTGTGCTTTGTAGTGAGCGGCAAACTCGGGGAAGTTGTGGAACCGGAACTGTAAACCGCGGAGCAATGCTTGTTTGAGCAGTTCTACCGCGGCGTGATCGGTGCTATCCTTATTGAAACTCACCCGGATGGGGTTAGTTTTCGGCAGGGTGACATTACAGCGGTCTGCGATAACCCGCGTATTAGCAATAGCGATTTTCGCGTTCTCTTTGGACACTTGAGCATCAGCTAACCGTTGGGTGAGATATTCGTCACTTTCAGGAAAAGTGCACTCTGACGCCTCATAGTCGCGGCCTTCCCCAACCTCATAAAATGTTTTCCCCCAACCTAAGGCGTTCGCCAATTGTTGCACTCGCCAACCACCAGGTTCATGGTAGTGGACATCGCATGTGGCCACGAGTGGAACCCCGGTTTTTTCCGAAAGTTGTTGTAACTGTTCGTTGAGAAAACAGGTGCGGTCATAGTAGGAAAACGGTTGAAGCTCAAGATAGTAGCGGTCCCCGTAGCACCGTTGGAACGCTTCAACAAGCCGTAAAGCCTTTTCAAAACGTTGATTGACTTCTGATTGCGGCACCCCCTTGGACAGGTCTAGTTTCGGGCCTAGGCTTTTCCCGCCGGCAAGCAGACAAGACAGCCAGCTGTCCGCACAGCCAGACAGGACGATCAGCCCACTAGTGTCTGCGGGTTTGAGCAGGTCGCGGGGGTTGACGCTCATGGACCCTGCGAATGTCTCCCGCCACCCCGCGGATACCAAGCGGTTTAATTGCCGGTAGCCATCCTGGTTCATAGCGAGAACAGTTTGATGGAATTTAGCTCGGATTTTCGGTAATGCCACGTACAGTTCGCAGCCGAAAATTGGTTTAATCCCCGCCTTGGTAGCTGCTTGTTCAAGCTGGACATGGGAGGATGTGTTGCCGTGTTCAGTGAGCGCCAGCGCTGTCATCCCTAATTCTTTCACCCGGTCAACATGCTGTTGTGGGGTGCCGTGCCCGTCCTGGTTGGAGAACGACGTGTGCCCGTGAAGATTAATAAATTCCACTGGTCTTTTCTTTCTCATGGTGCAGAAAAGCCCCAACAAAAGTACATTGTTAGGGCTTCATTTTAGTTGTTTGCCAACTCGCGGATAATGTCGATTACCCGATCAAAGTTTTGCTTTTGATCCTCACCCCACCCAGAGATCATGTTACCGCCGGGGAAGATGATTACTGGTGCTGCAGTTGCCCCCGCCAGGTGCAGGAAGTCCAAGTGGTCTTCAGCGTTTAGCTCGGTGATGTAATACCCGGCAGGCAGGCCGCACTCGCTAATGTAGCGCCGTGCCGCATCACAAGCGGGACAGTGGTCTTTCTTGTAGAATTTGATCTCATGCCCCATGGTTTACTCCAAACCCAACATGTCATCGTCAATTTCGATAAATTCCTCGGAATTGTCATCATCTTGCACGTCGGCGTCGAGGGTTTCACCAGGGTCAGTGATGTAATTCTCGATCGCGTTTTCGGGTTCTGCGAAGTCCGCGGGTTCTTCTTCCGCGGGTGGGTTGGTATCTTCCACCTTATTAGTGTATTTTTCTTCCGCAATAAGGGCCTCGTTGCTGCGGAAAATCCACTGAACGTTCGCATAGGGCATACCGGTGGACTTGCTCACCTGGGTAGAAAGCTTCGACTGCACATCAATCATGATCCCTGGCTGCAATTCCACCTCGCCAATGCGGGTGACCACTGTGAAATGTTTTTTACCGTCCCGCGTGGTCTCAACCTTAGTGCCGAGCCCATTGTCAGTATCCGCCATTTGGAGGAAGTCCACAACGCCGTACCGGCCAACCGTGACCTCGCGGACGAAATCGTCAATGCTACCAACCCGGATGTCGAAGAAGCGGTCGGTCGGGTCAAGTTCCAGGTCAAACCGGTTCCAGTAGGTGAAGCCGTTGAAATCAGCGGAGGGATTCTTCTTGCCGCCGCGTTCTAGCGGTTCGTTGATCCGCATTTGCGCAATCATGACTGGTTTGTTGTTTTTGTCCGTGTCAACGGACAGGTTGATGAGCTCGGTACGGTAGCGGCCGTTCGGTGGCGGGGGGCCATCATAACCGCCAATGTTCTTGGCGCGACGTGCGGCTTCGGCAACGGCTTTCAGGTCTAGTCGAAGGTTCAGTTTCATGGTTTAAGCTTCTTTCTTAGTGGCAACGGGGTTATCAATGGTGGCTTCGGATGCGTCAAGGAGCATTTGGGTGAACTTCCCCAGCGTCAAATTGTACGTGTAGTAGGGTTTTTTGAACACCCCCACATTGTCGCGGGTGAGTTTGCCTTCCTGTGTTGCGGCGTCGAACCGGTGCAGGTTCTTGTATTCTTTGTCACGGATTTTCACTTTACCCTGAATGGTCAGGTGCAGAACGATTTGCATTCGGCTACAGATGAGGGCTGCGAGTTTTCCGCGGCCGCCTTCGATCATGGGGCCTAGTTCCGCGGTACCTTGGGGGTTCCAAATTTCCATCTCATGAGCCAGGAACAGGACGTTGGCGTCGCTACCAACCAGGCGGTCAACAATGTAGCGGAGGCGTTCTTGGTCTTCGTACCGCAACTGCTGTGTGCGGACAAACCGCCGAGGGTTCGAGTTGTTGGTTTGGTAGGTGCTGGCCTGTTCGTGCTGCTCTGACACCATCTTTTGCAAGGTTGCTTGCACCCAGAGTTGCAGTGATGTGAGGGAGTCAACAATGATCCAGTCGAAATAATCTGGCTTATCCTCAATGTCGTTGAGGTAGCCCTCCAGCTGCTCCCAGCTGGTGATTTTTGCCACGTTGGTTTGTCCACCACCGCGGGCTGCGGAACCAATGTTTTCACCGGGGAATGACAGGATGAGGTTTCGCTTGCCGTGGTCTAGGCCTTGACCTGCAAAGTAGGTTTTGCCTACGCCTGGTCGGCCGTAGAGTAGGACGTTGATGCTGGTGATTTTGTCGTCGACGGGTTCGACGTCATCAAACAGGCTCATGACGCTTCCTTTCTTTTAATTTGGGTTTAAGGTTGTTCTTGTTCTTCAGGGTTTTTAGGGTCTTCTGGTTGTTCTTGTTCTTCAGGGTTTTCTGGTTCTTTCATGTCGCTTCGCATTGCCGCGGTGTCTTCTGCTTGGAGTCGCCGCATGAGTTCTTCAAAGCTTAGACCTTCGGCTTCTTCGCGGGCTTTGCGTTCCATTTCTTCCACTTCACGGTCAATAATTTCTGCCGCGGTGGGTTTCTTCACGTCTGGCACGGTTTTCTCTACGTAGAACTCATTGTAGAGTGTTTCCAGCTGTTCCGCGGTGAAGTATTCAGTGGGGGTGGTGCCTTCTAGAACTACAACGCGGTAGTTGCGGGCTGCAAGGGCTTCAAGGATTTTGTTTGATAGCTCAATGTCGTCTGATTCGTACCAACCACCATTATCCATTTGGTAGCCGGCTTGAACACGGATGCGTTTGGGGTCGCCATCAATTTTGAAAATCCGCACCCATGACGTGAGACCTGTTTCTGGATCTTGAAGCATATCGTTGAAATCAACCTTGCAGCTTAGCATTTGTTATACCCCCGCAACGACGCGAACTTCGCGGATCACAAGCTCGCTAGCCTTCTTGATGGTGCCGGCTTCTTTGAGGTCGCGGACCAGGCTGTTGACGGCACGAACCGCGGTGGTGTCCCGGGTCTGGTACTCATACTTATTCGGCTTGCTTGCGGCTACCTCGTCTCGAATAAAGTAGGTGACCAGGAAGCTAGCTGGTGCAATCTGCATAATTAGTGTTCCTCTCGGATTCGGTACAAAAGATTTTTCATTTTTTCGTCTTGGCGTCCATCTTCATCGAGAATACATAGCTCGTTAAAGGGGCACCAGGCGCAATCTTTTGTGGGGTTTTTACTGGCTGGAACAATGCCGTTGCGAACTAGGCTTATCGCCTCCATGTCGGATTTGATCCGCTGGATTTGGGTTTTCAGCTGGGTTTTGCTCCGGTACACCTTGACCCGTTCCAGTGTTGGTGTGGGTTGGTTTTTGGAAACCTTGCCGAAAACCTCGATCCCGGCTTGTTCTGCTAATGATTGTAACTCACTTAGTTTAAGTTTGTCAAGTCCTTTTTGCCCGTTTTCGGCGAGTGCAGCAATGTAGTCGGCTTTTAACGGCTTATTGCACACTAGGCCATCTTGGTTGCGCGGTCTGGTATCGGGGGCACGCTTGACCAGGTAGTCGTAAATAACTCCACGGAGGTGTTCGTCTTGTTTGATGAGGCCTTTTTGGTGCAGGTAATGTTCGGCGATGGCGTAGTAGGCGCCTGCCTGGTCATCGAGGGGAAGAAATTGGTTGCGTCCATAACCTAGGCTGGAACAGGTTTTGTAGTCCTTCACCCACAGGGTGTCGTCCCGTAAATCCCTAAATGTTAAATCCATCACACCTCGGAAAAAGCCGAACGGTTCTAGCCTGGAGATTACAGCATCACCTGCCGCGTTCCACTGCCATTCCATGTGCGGAACAGAAACAGAAAACGGCAACTCGGGGGAAATCACCTCAATGTGTTCTTCAGGCCCGTAAAAATCCACATAGTGCCGCAGCATCGCGTCGCCAAGCTTTAAAGCATCCACGGAATTGTAAACATCTTCCTCCCCGTTGCCGCCTTTCACGCTGATATATAAGCCTTCTTTGCGAGTGTCCGCGCAGTACTGAGCCCAGGTTTCCCACGGCGGGGTGCCGCGCTTGGTGCCGGGAATATAGTATTTTTCCATCGCCAAATGGATACCAATACCAAACCATAGCGCGGCGCTACGCTCGGACACGGGTTCTAGGTTGTCCATGTAGGCGTACCACCACTTTTTTTGGCATTGCTTAAACATGCTCCGCTGGGATGCGGACAAGGTTAGCGGCTTCACTGCTTTGTTCCTTTCTCACTTAAAATTTGCCTGGCTACATCAACGCCGCGGTAACCATCAAGTAGGATTTTCTGGCTCACATCCCGCTTGATAGTCGTAAGCGCGATTGATTCTTCCACGCTTCCTAGGCTACGGACGTAGTGGATAATAACGTTGTGTACGCGGCTGGTGCGATGGATACGGTCCTCCACCTGTTCCTGGTCATCAGGGATGAATGTTTCATCGAGGATGACTAGCTCATCGGCGCGGTCCAGGGTGAGCGCCACACCACCAGCCTTGGTATTCACAAACATTACCTGCACGCCGGTGGGTTTTTGAAATTCCTGCACAAACATTTTCCGCTGGTCGTTAGGGGTTTCCCCGGTAATGCGGTAGGACTGGATGCCTTTTTTGCTTAGTTCCGCGTGGTACAGGTTAATGACGCTGGTGAATTGGCTGGCAACAACAATTTTCGCATCATCTACGCTGCGGGCTATGGTTCCTTTGTAGATTCCGCGTTCTTCCAAAAATTCTAGCAGCCAGCTGAATTTATTGGACGGGAGGCTGGGTTTAAATTCCTCGATGAAGTCGGCGAAACCATTGGTTTTAATCTCTTTAGTTTCCAGGCGACCATAACACCCTGCGAATTGTTTTAGTCGGGTGAGTTCCGCCAATACGCCGTTGGCCATGAGGTCGCCGCTATCGAGGTGCGCAAGTGCCAGTTCCGCCATTTCCTCGTAGGCTTTCTTTTGCTTCCCGGACATTGGTAGCCAGTGCCCCACAAACCCTTGCTTAAGTTGTGGGGGAGCGTCAACCCCGGGGAGCATATACCCCGCGTAAGATTTGGGGGGTAGGTCTGGCATGATTTCCGCCTTGGTGCGACGGATCATGTAGTCGGAAAGTTCGTCGAACAGTTCGCGTTCTTTCACCTCGGTGAGCTCGCCTAATTCAATCCCACCCCAATAGCCGGGCTTGGCGTCAAAATAGTATTTTTGCCACCGGTTCAGACTATTGTATTGTTCCGGGTTTAGCCAGTTGAGGGTGCCCCAAAGGTTTTCCACTTTACCGCGGAACGGGGTACCTGACATAGCGATCTTCCGACCCCCTGGCCTTACTTGGAGTTTCCCTATGCCGCAGCGGACCTGCTGTTGCTTCCAGGATTGGGATTTTTTGGTCACCAGGCAGCGGTGGGACTCGTCCACGATGATCGCGGCCCATTGGCGGGGAATTTTAGGTTCGCTGAGCATGTAGTCGTGGAAGAACAGGTGTTTCCAGTGGTATTCATACCAACCTTTATCCTCTGACGTTTCGGGTCCATGGTATTTTGCCCGCGCCATTTCGTGGTTGCAAAGAAACCAGCGGCGTTTGCTTGTTGGGTGCCCGCGGAGTTTACCTAGGCTATGTTCTCGCTGTTTTGCGGTGCCCTCAACAACGACTACTTCGTCTTGCATGGGGTTCCAGTACCCAAATTCTTCCGGCCACGACACGGTAGCGGCAATAGATGGTGCGAGCACTAGAATGTTGCCGGTGACATTAGCGTTTATCATGGTGGTGATTGCCATAAGGGTTTTACCGGAACCGGGATGATCCGCCAGTAGAGCTGACTTGTGGCGGGTGAGGAAGCCTACACCGGTTTTTTGGTATTCTTTGAGCGCCGCGGCGATCTTAGGGGCTTCCAATTCAACATGGTAGTTCAGCTGGTATTTTTCCAGCTCAGTATTAGCGGTGATGTGGAGAATTTCGCCGTTTTTGAGGCGCCCCACCGCTGTTTGCATGGCTTGATCCATGCCGATTTTGCCGTAGGGTTTGAGTGCTAGATAGACTTCTTGTAGTTTCCCTAGGGTGAGGGGGTAGTAGTAGTTGCCGAATTGCCGGTTAACACCGCCTAGTGCCTCCATGGTTTTGTGGAATGTTTGGTCACTGGCGGGGCCTTTCACGGCAAATTCAGCCCCGGCGTAAAGAATTTCAAACACTTGCTTTCCTTTCTTTGCTGATTGATCCTACTATAACATAGTGTAGCCTATTATGCCTAGTTCCAATCGTCGTCTGTGACTGACTCAACAGTGCCGATCACATAAGCGGAACCGGAACCGGAAAAATAGTCATGGTTTTCATCTGAAACCGTGGACAGTTGCGAAAGAATCACCGCGGAAACATTATCACCATAGTCACCAAGATTGTTCGCATAATCACTGTCCCCTAGGTTGCTTGCGGCCATTTTGCCGTTATAACCAAGGAACTGTAAGGCGTCAGGAATCCAGTCTTTGCACACATCGGACCAGGAATAGTATTGTTCGATCCGCTGTTTTTCCGCGGCAAACAGGCTTTCGATCGAATCTTCAACGTACGATTCAATCCGCGGCCAAATGTCCGCTGTTTCATCGTCTTCTGCGGCTTCCTCACGGAGGCGCTCAAAAATCCCGCCAATGTAGAACCCGTGCACCGCTTCATCCCGCATAATCAGCCGGATAATATCCGCGGTGTTCGTGAGCTTCGCTTCCGCGGCAAGTTTGAGCACCGGGTAGAAACCCGTGTAGAAAAGGAACGACTCTAACATCACACTGGTAGCGGCCTTCAGTGCCGTCAACGTCGAACCAGGCAGGCTGTCTGCCAGCACATCAATTTGCGACCCCTGATAAGCGGTGAGGAAATAATCCATCTCCGAAGACAACAACCCGTCCATATTTGCCAGTTTGAACGCCTCGTCGATCTTATCCGAAGGCAGCAGAGTGCTGAAAATAGACGAGTACGACCGCGCATGCACCGCCTCCATACCGGTAATGAACGACAGGTTCGCGGACTCGTGAGGCGTGATCCCCGGGCTGGAAAGTAGGCAGGGGGCACCGAACTCGGCCTGTAGCGTGTCTAGTCGCGTGAGCGACGCCAGGGAGTGCGTCACAACCCGCTGTGTGCCCTCATCCAGCAAATTCCAGGATTTCAAGTCATTGGATAGCGGGATTTTTTCCGGCAGCCAAAAATTTGAAGTCTGTTTCGACCACACGTCTAAGTCGATTGGCCGAGTAGGCTTGTTCCAATCGACTGCCGCAACTGTTGATCCGCGGCGAATTGACCAAATTTCTTCGAAGCCTTCCGGCAGGCCCTGCGTAAAGTCATGTAACATTGGTCCTTCTTTCTGTCATCGAGGGGTTCAATTGCTTGGACTAATGCGGCGAGCATTTGGTACACCGGGATTGGCGCGTCCATGAAAACTAGATTTTCCCCACCGAAAAATATTGTCCCGGGAACATCATTTTGTACATTGCCGCTATCTGCCACTATAGCTTGAAAAGCGGCGAAAAGCGATGGGTTTTCGTGAATCCAGGAAATATTTTTCGTGTTTTCCGCCACATGCGGAAACGCCAGGGGGAGGAAGCGGCAGGCCCGGATGACAGTTTCGCTGTGGGGTTTTGACCACTCAACGCTGCCGTCTTCCTCCCATGTGATCCAGTCAACCCGCACCCCGCGGCGTTTCGGTTTCGCTATAGCGCACACGCCACACACTCTTCTGAGGCTTCAACAGCTTGTTTGCGGCTGGTGAGTTCCGTTTGCCGAATGCGGGTGTAGTACAAGGATTTAATACCTTTCTTCCAGGCGTAAATTTGTGCCTTGTTGATATCCCGCGTAGTGGCACCTTCTTTGAAAAACAGCGTTAAACTGGACGCCTGGTCAACATATGGTAGCGCTACCGCGTACATGTCAATAATTGGTTTCCAGCCTAGGGAATACGCGGTTTCAACCGGTTGGTTCCCGGTTTTCCCCATCCACTGGGTGAGCCCGAAGGCGGGGGAATACACCCGGCCGATCTTGCCTTCTTTCCGCACTTCTACGGGGTCAACAATGGGGTGGATGGATGGGGTGGAGTTATTGATGTAGGAGATTGAACCGGTGGGTGGGATGGCCTGTAGGTATAGGTTCCAGATGCCGAATTTTTGTACCCGAAGTTTCAGGTCGGCAATGTCTTCCGGGTTGAAGTATCGCGCGAACAAGGGGATAAGTTTTTCAAGGTAAGCAGATTGTTGTGCTTTGATTTCGGCGCTGTTCAAGTCGCGGATGGTGAAAGAAAACTCTTCCTTTTCAGCAAGCTTGGTTGACGTCTTCATGGCGTAGAACGTGACATGCGCCATGTATTTATCGAACAGTTGCCTGGCTTCATCTGAATCATACGACAAACCGCGGTACAACAATGCGCCGTGCAGGTTCATTTGACCCAAACCAATAGCGGACTTTATTGCATTCCCCTCAGCAACCAGCGATGAACAGGTAAGGTCAGATTCGTACACTACTTGGTTGAGGAACCGCACAGCGGTGGACACGGCCCCCTCAAACTCTTCTAGCTGCCCTGATTCCAACAGGTTCAACATATGATGAATATTAAAACTGCCAAGGTTACAGGCGGTAGCAAACCCCCTATTGTCATAGTCCAATGTGCCGTCGATGTCGAAGTCCCCAGGCATGGAGCTTTGCGCAATCTCTGTACACAAGTTACTGAAACGGATGGGGCCTAGGTATGGCACCGGGTTGCCGCGGTTCATAGCGTCCTGGTACACGATGAACGGGTAGCCGGATTCCATTTGGATTTGCGCAATCCGGGTGAGAACTTCCCGCGGGTTGACATAGATTTTTTTTACTTTCGGGTCCCGTTCGACGTTTTCGTATTCCTCGTCCCAATTAATGGCGCTTAGCCGTCCGTAGCCGTATTGGCGGAGGTCATAAACGCTTGGGAGCATGATGTTTTCACCTTCGCGGGCTTTCCGCATGAACACATCGGGGATGACCACACCTAATGACAGGGTTTTGATGCGGATTTTTTCGTCCGCGTTTTCCCGCTTGGTGTCCAAGAACGCCATGATGTCGGGGTGCATGACATGCAGGTAGGCTGCCCCGGCGCCTTGGCGCTGACCCAACTGGTCCGCGTAGGAAAAAACATCTTCCAGAATTTTCATGACAGGGATGACGCCGCGGGCTGCGCCTTCGTGATTTTTGATCGGTGCCCCGTTTTCCCGCAGGTCAGTGAGGTTAATTGATACTCCACCACCGCGGCGGGACAGTTGCAGGCTGTCTTTAATGACGTTAGCGATGGCTTCCATGTTGTCGTCCGCATCGAGTAAGAAGCAGGACACGGGTTCCCCGCCATTGTAGCGGCCGGCGTTGAGGAATGTTGGTGTGGCGGGCTGGAACTTACCCGTCATGATGAGATCAACAATTTGTTTCGCGTGGTCAAAATCTTCACTGAACGTCAAGGCATTGAGTACTACGCGGTCTTCGAAGCGTTCATAGATGCGGGACCCGTCGGGGGTGCGCTGCGCATAAGACGTGTAGAACTTATAAGCCCCAATAAAGTTCGGGAACCGGAATTTATAGCTATAGGCTTGCTGGAAAAGTTGTTTCACCTGGTCAAATGGGTACTGACCTAGGACTGGTTCATCCCAGGCACCAACGCCGGTAAGGTGTTTGATTTTCTCTTCCAACGTGTGGAAGAACACGGTGTTTTGGTTGATGTTTTCCAGGAAGTATTCGCGGGCTGCTTTGGCGTCTAGCTGGGTGATTTCTTCCGCGGTGTGGGGTTTTGATAGTTCCGCGTTGGTTTCAAGATAGGTTTGGTTCATAGGTTTTTGGCGTCTTCTTCTAGTAGTTTCGCGGCTTCGGCCGCGTATTCGGGGTTGATCTCCATTCCGATTGCCCCCCGGCCTAACTGTTGTGCGGCGCGGAGGATAGCGCCGGACCCGGCGAATGGGTCAACGATGGTGGCATGGGGGTTGATTTTCTCCATTAGGCGCATAATGAGCCCTACGGGTTTTGGTGTGGGGTGTTTCGGTCGTGCTTTCGCCTGGGAGTTAAGAGAATCCATGGTGATATGGTTTGGGACCCGACGGCCTTGGAACATGGAGGGGTTCATGTCACCAATAAGATAGATTTCTTCCGTAGCGTTGCCCCATGGCACCCGCAAATCGCCTAACCCGGGGCTAGCACCTTTACACCAGGTGATGATGTTTCGGGTGTCTACAGGCCTAGGCCGGCGCCAAGAACCAAACACTAGCCCTGGCCCGCCTTGTCTCGCTGACCAGATTTGCAGCATTTCGTCCCTAGTTAAAGTGTTTTCATCCCCGATGACAGGGGTGAATTTAGGGTTGCCGGTTTTGCGGTGCCTAAGGCGTGTGTTGGTACCGTAGGGTGGGTCAGTGAGCAGGAATAGTGGGGTGGGGGAGAACGTCCACAGGTTTGGTGCTTCCAGCGCGTTACCGCAGTAAAGCTGTACACCGCGGTGGTCATAGACAAGTTCTGCCACTAGTTTTCTTCCTTGGGGAGGAATGCTTCTTCCGCGGTGGTATGCCGCGGCGTGGCGTGGAGCCGCGGGTCTTCCAACAGGTGCCAGACAGCCATGAGCGCGGTCACACTGGAAATGACGGCGAAAAACAAGCCGACGTTGGTGTTGAAAATGCTTGCCAGGCCGGAGGCTACCAGGGTAAGCCCTGACACGGTGAGGAACCCGGAGGTGTAGGTGGGGTAGCCTTCAGAGTCGGCTAGGGGGGTGAGCCGGTCGGTGACGACTACGCGGATGCGGTTAAAAGCGTTAACAAACTTCGTTTTCATGGAGCTTCCTTGCGGTTTCGGTGATAAGCATGTAGCCTGCACATGCTAAAACAATGAGAGTGTGAACAGCGTAAAACCAGTGTTGACTCATCATTCCCCCTAGTAGTGGGGGGCTGAACAGGATGGAAAGTATGATTGCTATGGTGGGGGGTATAACCACTTTGCAATATGTTTTGAGCTGGTTTTTCCGGTGTTGTTTTACTTTTTCTCTTTGGACTATTTGGTTGATTGTGTCCAGTATTTCTTGGATGTTTTGGCTGGGTTCCAAGGCCGCCTCCCGAATAAAGTGTTGTTTTCGCTGATTATATCCTGAAAGACGGCGGGTTGTCTAGTTTTTAGGTTTCAATAATAGTGTCGTTTTTGAAGTCTAATCCTAGTTCTTCCATTCGGCGCCGACCGACGGTTGAGATGGGGTAGAAGTACACTGCGGCACTCTGGATGATCCGCCGCATACCAGGCCACCTCCCGCGATACTTTTTCTGCAAGAGAATAATCCCGGTTTCTGCGTCTTTGAAGCGAAGCATTGGTTCACCACTGGGGGTTTCGAATACTGTTATATGGAACACTTCTTCCCCTTCGTGTGATACCACGTGCTTGCTGCCGTTTTCCCGAAAATCACGGTCTATAACCATGTCTTCCAGCCCTAACAGTGCTGCCCGGGCTTTAAGTTTATTGTCGCTTAAATACCAGTATTCCATTAGTTTTCTTCTCTCCATGAGTTTTGGTACATTTTTTGGTGCAACCGCACAGCTTTCATCCAGGTGTTGCCGAACATTTCCGTGAGGTCGCGTTTTTTTTGTAGGTTGGCGGGGGAAACCCCTGTGTAGTCGCAAACGAATGACCGCGAGATGCGGCGCCGGGGGTCCCGGTAGCGGAAACCCACCGCGGTTTTGAGGTTTGTTTTCCCTTGTTTCGTGCGAGCCAGGGTGGTGACAACTTTGAAAGCAGAGTCAATGCCGCTTGCCGCAGGGTAGGCCCAGATAGTTTCAAACCGGTTTGCGTCACCGCCAATGGTGAAACACCCGGTGTACATGACTTCTAGGTCCCAGTCGTGGAACGGGAGGGGTTTATCGCTCATTTTTGAGCTCCCATTCGATCAGTCGAATAAAGGCTTCTATGCGGCTACCTAGGCAAATGGTGTCAGCCCAAACAGTGTAGTACAGGTAGCGGGTGGGGGTGATTTCCAGGTTTGGGTCATCAGGCCTGCCACCCATTGCGGCTTCGATCTCATCCAGGAAAGGGATAAGACTGGTGCGCAGAGCTTCGGCTTTTTCCAACACTTGAATCGCTTTGTTACGATCGAAGTTGGGGTTGTTGGTCACCTTGATTTGATAAAGGATGTTACAGTACTGCCAGTTGTAGTCGCCTAGCTGGTAATAAAACCAGTCGTAGGTATTGTTTCGGTTATCCACTATGAGGCGTCCTTAGGTTTTTGAAAAACAGTGAATGTTGTGGTACCTTTCCGGCCCTGCCTGGTGCCGTACAGTGGCGGGTAGGGGGAGAGTTCTAGTACGCGACCTAAGGGGATGTGTTCGCTGCACCATTTGAGGGTGAGGACGCCTTCGGGTTTGAGGACGCGGAATGCTTCTTTGAAGCCGGCTTTGATGTCTTCTTCCCAGGTGGGGAAGAGTACTCCGTATTTTTTCGCCAACCAGCTTTCACCGCCTACGCGGGTGAAGTGTGGTGGGTCAAAATTCACTAGGGTGAATGTTTCATCTGGGAATGGTAGTTGCCGAAAATCGGCTACCTGGTCGGGTTGGATGGTAACTTCCCGGCCGTCTGATAGGGTTTCGGTGCCGCTACGGATGTCACAGTATACCGCGGCTGGGTGGTGTTTGTTGTGCCACATCATGCGGGCACCGCAGGTCATGTCAAGTATCATTTAGTCATCCTCGTATCTTATGCACCCGGCGCGCTGGCGCCAGGCTTGTTTTTCTGGGGTGTCGGGGTAGTCGGTGTCGGTAGCCCACCTTTCGTAGTCATCAAAGGTGATCCCTTCGTCTTCTACTACTCGCCAATCATCCACGTATTCCGCCACATCAAAATAGGCTTCATCGCAACCTTTACAGCTTTTCACCTCGTACAGGCCTAAGCTGTCGGCGTATTTTTCCCAATGGTATTTTTCACCGCGGGTGATTGCTACTCCGCATGAGTTACAGTAGTGTGTTTTTTGTGCTTTGCGCCATTTTTCATCTAGCATGATTCCCATTTAGATCACGCCTTGGTTTACATATTGCACCGCGTTGATGACGCGGCGGATAGTGTCTTCATCCAGGTAAGCTTCGGCGCGCCGAGGGATGTTGACGTGGACTTTCCGCTGATCGTCTAACCAGACTTTTCCGCGGGTGAATGCGTCTAGGCGGGATGCGGGGAGGGGCCTGCCCTCAAATTCCGCGTATTCGATCCAGTTGTGGTTTTTGGCGACGCGAACGGCGCGAACGCCGCACAGTTCCAGCCAGTTGTTCACGTAGTGCCGGGTTTCACCGGTTTTTGGGTGCGTCCAGGTCCCTAGGTTAAACTGCGGCTTGGTGTCGCCGGTTACAGCTTGGATGCCGCGGTGGATTTCGCGGAAGTCTTCTACATCGAATTGGTGGAGTGCCCTACGCCAGTTTTCACCTAGGATTGCGTCGAAAATGCCGGTGTCTACATCTTCTTGGTTGGTGGGGTTGAAGTAGCTGTTACCAATCATGATGGAGAATCGGTTGAGTTCGCCTAGTTCGGCGGCGCTATCTTCCCAGTAGCGGCAGATGCTGGCCCCGTGGTCGCGTTGAAAATCTGGGTCTTTGATGCCTTGGTATTGTTCAAGGGCTTTTTGTAGCTTGTACACCTGTAGTGGGGTGCGGTTTTCTGTGGCGTTTTCAAGGGCTTGTTGGACTTGTCCGCGGGTGAGTTTGATTGCCGCGGTGGTGAGGGTGGATGGGTCAATGATTGCCATTGCGGTTCCTTTCTTGTGTTCTGGCTTCTATTTTACTCTGTCCAATAAGCGATGTCAAGTTATTGTATATGATCTAGGTTACATTTTATGATCCTTGTTCGGGAATAATGTCTTCCCAGTTCTTGGAATCCTCCAGCCGGGAAAGCATAGTTTGGAGATTCCCCCTCACAAAATGCACATAGCGAAGCAGGATGCGCCAGTTTTTATCCGGCATGAGCTGGCAAATAAACCCGGTAGTTTTCTCTAATGTTTCCAGATCATATTCTACAACTTCTTCAAGGCAGCATTGCAGCGCCGAAATTTCCCTCAAAGCTTTTTCACCTAATACTGTCGCTTGCGCCTTGGTGAGGTAGTTATAGCTATCGTCTTCGGAAATGTTTGCCAGGGTGGCAAATGCAACCCCGTTCATTGCCCTAGTGGCCTGGTTGATAACCTCAAGAGTCCGTGCTTGAAAATCAACCCACTGGCACTTGGTGACACGCCCCGCGGCAATGTTATACGGGGCAAGATTACCTAATTGCATTTTCCACTTCCTCCCGTACAGCTTTTAATTTCTTCCAAAGCTCAACGAACCATTCGTTGATGTCCGCGAAGCCTTTGTAGTACAGGTTCCCGCTTTGGGATTTAAGAACAAACTCGTCCGGGTTGGTCCCTGCTTCATCTAGTAAGCAACGCCAAATCCCATTGAAGTAGATAGTGAAACTTCTCGCGTCCAGGATTGTTTCTTCAGCTTCCCGCAGGTAAGACTGGATTTCTAGTGTATGAGCCCTCCAAGGGTTGCGGAGCGTGAGAAATAGTTGCCCTTGGGTTATCAGGCGGCCTAGTTCTTTTGTGAGGTAGTAAAGCTCATCAGTGAGCTTAGCCCATTGGTGTGGTTGCACTTGTCGGTTGCGGATTTCTTCTGGTGTCGGGTAGGGAGACCCGTATTGTTGTGCCATTGCTTCTTTCCTTTATGCGAACTTCTTAAGCCGGTCAATTACTATTTCAAGGTCGTGGTATGTAATTCCCACATAATCGCGGAGGGCTTGTAAACCGCTTTTCTCAAAGATTTGGTTTAGATTGTTGTCCACCTCGGGCATGTCCTGAATGATCTGTGATAAGTAGGTGCTGATTGTAGCCAGGCCGCCTTGAGCATATTCAGCATCTGTGAGTAATTCGTGACCTGTAGAAAGTTCCCAGCAAGCGTAATCCCAATCTTTCCGCGCCGTGTACAACATGATTCCAGCGATAGCGTTGTTGGCGCGGTCAATGCGCCAAAGAATTTCGTCTTGGAGGCTTAACCACTCATCAGGGGTGAGCTCACCCCCAGCTACCAATTGGGGGAATGGGAGATTTTTCATGTTTTTGTGTCCTTGTCTACGTGGGCGGTGTCTATGGGCGGAACACCTGTATGGGCGGGTATTGTCAATCTTGTATGGGCGGAATCCATATGGGCGGAATCCATATGGGCGCATATGGGCGGAGTTAGCGTCACCACTGCTGTTAGTACAGCGCCGCCTTGAGCCGTTGGGTTGCTGCCGACAGGCTGTTTCCTACGGTGAGTGCGTAGGCATGGAGGGTGCGCACAGCGTCCAGGTCGCACACCGCGGGTAGGTGGGGGTCCACCTCGTCTGGCTTTGGATTGTACGTGAAGACGTCCAGCAGGTAGTCTTGCACTTCGCGGAGTGGTTCTGCGACGTTTTCCGCTGCTTGGAGGGCTTCCCGCACGGTGTGGAGCGCTAGGAAGTCGTCGCTGCCGTTGACAGCGGCGATGAGGGTGGTCAGCGCTACATCGGTAGCGTGGGTGGCATTGTTGATGCTGCGGAGGATTTCGGTTTGGGTTTGCAGCCAGTCGCGTCTGGTGACTTGTCCGGTGGCGATGGCGCCGGGTGGGGTGTTCATTGCTGTCTTCCTTTCTTGGTGTGTAAAACCTAGTCTACACTGCTGTAGTCGCAGTGTCAAGTGGCAGGGTCGGCACTGGTGGTCGCGGGTGGTGCGCGTCCCCGCGGTTGGGTCGGCGGGAACGGCTTCCGGGTGGGTGTTGGCGGCGTCTGACCGCGGTCTGCGCGTATTGTCGCGGGTTGGCGCAAGGTTGGTGCGGCTCAGCTAAGGTTGCGTGCAATCGAAGCGGTTTGTGTGGGTTTCGGGGGCAAAACAACAACGTTTTAGTTTCGTTCGGCTAAGGACTTAAACCCTGGTGGGTTAGGGTGAGCTCACCAACGATTGCGCGCAAAGGAAAAAGGGTGGCATCTAGCCCCCGTAGGGGGCTAGGTGCCTGTGGGGGTTTAAGGTTCAAGGAAAGGTTTAAGGTTTTAGGCTGCTCAAGGCGGTTTTTCCGTATATATAGTGCCTACTGCGCACTAGAACTGTGTGGTGCAGACCACACTATATTGAGTTGACGCCACCTGGTGGGTCATGTATACTGGGGTCAGCAGCAAAGAAAAGCGCTGGTAGATATACGAAAACTCGATAGTGTATCAAGTACCAAGCTGGCAAAGTGTGGTATAAACCACAGTGAGTCGACTTGGCACCACCTAGTAGGTGGTGTAAAATAAAGAGTATCGAAAGCGAAAAAGATTTTCGAGGGACAATGACTGGTAGCATAGAAGAAGCCCCAGCCCCAAAATCAACCGCACTCGATACCGCTAGAAATGAAAAAGATCACAACAATCTAGCTTGACAAACCACACTCGGTGTGGTAAAATAAAAGTACAGGCGGTAGCCACGACGGGCAATTCGATTGCTTACCATGCAACCACAAGCCTGCACCAGTGGCCAAGGTCACAAACCAAAAACTTGACACACCGAAGTGAGTATAGTATACTAAAAGGTGTAAACGGGAAAGCAAGTTTCCCCCTACAGAAAGGAAAATCCATGTCATACTACACCCTAGAAACCGCCATAGCGCATGCTCAAACCGCCCTGCGGAAAACCCAGAACCTATATTTTGAGGCTATGAATTTGATGCAGGCTGTACGCGAAGACCCCTACTCCGAAAGCGGATATTGGGGGGTGGAAACCCTAAAAGACCAACTTCTGCCCATGATTGAACATGGTCGGCGTGCTAGTGCCCTAGAAGAGTTATTCGTGAACCCTATTATTGATTATTGTTCCTACACGGTATGGCACATGATCGAGGACGTCGAATCGTTCATTGAAACCTATGAACCGATTGTCCGTCAATAACTAAACCCTAAGCCCCTGTGGGGGGAGGTGGGGTGCCCCCCACTCATAGGTGGTCATCGCCATCACTCATCACTCGATCCTATCGAAAGGATTTTGCCATGGAAACCATGAGCACTGATAACCAAACCCAACCACTGTTCAGCATCACTGAGCTGAACTGGGACTACGACGACGATAACGACTTGGTAACGGAAATTTCAGTCAGTCGTGAGCAGCTAGCCCCTCGGCTCCGAGGTGACTCCATGACCTATAATATTTTCCAAAACGAGACCATGGCCACAATCCAGATTCGTTGTTGCCTAGATCACGAAGCCCTCGCCCCCTACGCTGCGGTTAGCATTCTGACCAGCACCGATAAGGTGTACTTTTCAGACTACCGGGGACATGACCAACTTTTCCAAGCGCTTTTTGGTGCCGAAGACACGCAAAAATTTGCGTACGAGTTTGCACAAGAAAACGCCCTAGAGTGGTCAGACCTCCCAGACTTCGATGGTAGCTACCCAGTCGATATCGAGCAAATCCGCTTCGGCATGATGTTTACCCCAATAAAACTCCAGAGTGGCTTATATGCCCAGTACAAAGCGGTTTTAGACCCCACTGACACCAACCGCACCGAGGTGTTTTTAACCGAATTTCCAAATCAAAATCCAGCTGGGTATATGAGCTATACGCTACCAAAAACGCCCCCCACTGTCACGGTTGTCACCCCAGAGGGGGAATGGGATTCCTATAAAAATCCTGAAAAAATGCCTGAATTTTTCGGTGCCGATTGGCGAGAAGAACTCGGCTACGCCCTAGAAAATCTGTAAGCAACGCCTATCGCCCCCTAGTGGGGTGGTAGGGGGAGGACCCTATAAAAAGCTATAGGTTCCTACTCTCTATCACACCCGCCCAGGCACCACCTAGGCAGAAAGGAAAAACCATGCCCACCATCGACACCTCCGCCCAGGCACCCTATACCATCTCCGCCCAGGCAGATACCGCCCAGTGCACCACCACGATCCATAACGAAAACGCATCATTGGTTTTGGTCACCCGCCCAGGCGGTTACCACGGCACCATCAAAACCACGCTCACGATGACCGTAAAAACACCCCTACCGGGGGCCCCAGAGGGGTCAAAAATCGAAGCTGATTTTTTGGATATCTGCGATAACCCAGATCACGATATCTGGCGCTATGGTGATATGCTGCTGAAAAGCTTTTGGCGGGAAGAACTAATCGCGCACACCGAGTACGCCTACTACCTAGCGACCCCATAGAGCGACCCTATATATGGCGACCCCTAGCACGGCTAGGGGTGCGACCCCTATATGGCGACCCTATCTATAGCCACCTTTTGCAGTGGCGACCCCTATAGACACGCCACACACCACGTGTGGCACACTGTAACACACATCACACTGAGTAGAGTTGACACCACACAGTGGTGTGTGTATACTATGTAGTAGATGGTCAGAAAGAAACAGAAAGGACACCATCATGATTTTTGAGCAAATCAAACACTACAGCTACCGCACTGCACGCACCCTTATCGGTGGCGCACCACATGTCAACGCAGACCAAGTAGCAGAAGCACTACGCAGCGGAACCTTCGGCTACCTTGTTGACACGCGCTCACACGATATCCTCCGCATGGCAGAAGCCATGGCAGACGCCTACAACCGCTCCGCACATCGACGCACTACACACACCTTCGCAGAGTGGCTTATGGAATCCCCCAAAGCCGCACACCTGCTACGGCAGTACCGCATTCGCGCTTTCATCATGGGGCACTACGGTGACCCACACCACACCACCTTTGGTTGGGTGTACTCCATGCCTGCGCTACCACTCACACCCGCGGAGGTAGGCGTACCACCCCAGGCAACGGTCGTAGAGCACGCAGCCACCACCATTCCCCTTGAGGATCAGGCACACCTACCCCTCGGCACCACCACCATCGACTGGACCGCTGACGACTGTGCCTTCGCACCCGCAGGGTTGATCCAGCGGATCCACGACTCGATCATGCACGCCATGCAGGCGGGGGGGTGCACCCCCCTATGGGGCCCCGCCGACACTGACCACCAGCCCCCCGTGATCTACGGCACACTAGCCTAAACCACCCCCGGGTAGGGACCCCCCCACCCGGGGCCGCGGCGTCTCCCGGGGTGCTGCACATTTTTCTATGCGACAGTTCAGGTTTCTTTCAGCTTCGATTTTCACCACTAGGGTGCTAACATCCCATTTAAACCCCCCAGCAGCCCCATAGACAGGAGAACAAACCATGGCACGTGGTGGACCCCGCAAAGCAGACGGGCCGTCTAAAAAAGGCGCCAAAGCCACCGTAATAATGCTCAACAGCCGCGTTGAACCAGCACTCAGGCCCCCGCTCCCAGACCCCCAAAAATACCTCACGCCCCCCAACCCATTCGACATCCTCCCCCAGCTCATCGCCGCAAAACTCACAGAAGAACACCCCGACTGGGCCAAAAAAATTGTTGAACGCGCCGGCCGCGTCGAGTGGCACCCCGTGGTGGTGGACTGGTGGGAAGACATTTGGGATTCCCCCATGGCCGGGGAGTTCATTAAATCCGATTTCACCAACCTGTACCTGGCCGCCAAGTATTTACACCACGCCGTGGACGGGTACACGAAAGACGTTGCAGCTAGGGCTTATGGTGACAAGTTCGAGCGCATCTGTAAATCCTACGGCCTGGACCCGCTGGCGAGAGCTAGCCTGCGCTGGTCTATCAGCCAGGGTGAAATGGGGCAGCAGCGAACCAACCAGCTGCGTGAGCGGGGCACGGCTGTAGAAGAGAAAAAGCGGGAAGAAAAAACCACCAAAGACTTGTATTCCCGGCACGCCGGTGGTAGTATCTAGAAGTGGAAGAACAAATTCTCACCTTTCCTGTTCTTCCGAGCTTGTAAAAGATAGGCCCCCACTAGTTGGCACTTTTTGTTTTCCTTTCTGTCATGCTGGTGGGGGTTTTCGCATACCAAGAAGAAAGAAGAAAGAAGAACATATGCCGAATTATGGTATTAAGGTTGAGCCTGAAGAGAGTATCACCCGTATTGGGGTGCTGTTGGCCCACGAGTTTATCCGCGTTGGTGGCAAGATGAACATTACGAAATCCACGATCACGGAATCCCATTTTGTGATCCCCGCAGGTGGCCGTTTGGTGTTGGATAAGTGCGACGTGAACCGCACGGTGTTTAAAATCCACCAGAAGGGCCAGCTGCTCATTAAGTTTTGTACTGGTTTCGCGGTGTCAATCCGGGGTCTGGGGGGGCAGGATATTCCGTGGGATTACGGGCCGGTGACGGTCCGCAGCAGCGATATTGTGCGCAATGGGGTTGAATTGTTGAAGCCGGTGCCTTCGGGGACGAAACCGCCGAGTTTTGAGGCGTACCGGGACCAGGACCGGAAACCCAAAAAGCCGCGCCGGAAGCGCTACAGCAAGAAGCAAGAGACCAACTTAAGGGAGAAGTTCGACGCGGCCTTTGAGGCCGCCACACAAGGCCAGAAAGGGGCTTAAAACATGGTTTACGAGGACGTCAACTGGGGCAAGTACAAGTACGTGTATGTGGCGGCTTTCAGTAAGACCGGGAAGACCAGGCGCTTGCAGGCGAAGGTGGCAAAATGGTTGAAGCCCCGGGGGGCGTTTTATCGGCTTGTCCAGCGGCATGTGCCGCTGCCGGTCATGGCTGGGCTATTTGAGGACGAGGGGTGGCTATATCGACTGGAGCTCATGGGACGGGTGAAGCAGCAGTTCCGCGGTAAGCTGGCTGTGGTGCTGCTGATCCCTACCTATTTGCCCACCAGGGCCGAGAAAGAACAAGGCATAGGTGTTGTGCCGGAACTACTGAAAAAGGCCGTCCTGACGTTTACTGAAGGGGTCCCTAGCGAAGATGTGTTTATCATCGGCACCGGCAACCGCCGGTTCGGGCCAGACTACGGTTTAGCCGCGAAAAAGATTGCCAAGGGGCTTGGTTTACCAGAAGAGAATTTGGTGCTCACGGAGAATGATTTGTGGCCGCCGATGGGGTGCGGCCCGAACGGGTTTATGTAAGGCACAAGAGCGGCCCCGCAGGTAGAAAGGAAAAGAAAGCCTGCGGGGCCTTGTCACATTGACCTCCCGGTGTCAACCCCGGGGAATTGCGGCATCTGATCGCGGAGATGAGTGCCTGCGACATTTATTATAGCAGTTTATGCGGGTGCCCCGCAAGTTAGTGCCGGCTATTAGATTCCTTGCAGGGCACCGGATACCCTTTCCTACACGTGGTAGGTGGGTGTGGCGCGGCCACACGTTACAAAGTTTTGGACACTTTACACCGCTAAGGAACGTCGGCTGGTGTGGCCTGTCCGCCAGTTTTGATTGTAGCAGATTTTTCCGCGGTAGTGTGGGTGCGGCCTGCGCCGCCCCTAGAAGGGTTTATTGGTTTAGGCTGTTAATTTTTAGGGCCTTGAATGTGGGTGCGGCTTGGGTTTTACCAGCAACCCAGGGATTTACCACTTTTTACCACTGTCAGTTTTTCCTGAAACCCGTCTTGACCTGGGCATTACCACTTTTTACCACTTACGAAAAAAAGTGGTAAATTATCTGGTAACCGTTTTTTGGGGGTAAAATATTTGTTAGTTCTTCAAACGAAATACACGTTTCCCCTGGTAGATATATATATAATAATATATATAATAATATTATTTATATATACACTACCCGATTACCACATTACCACGTACGTACATAATAATACGCGCGTACGAAAATACGTACCTTAAAGAATACTAATAATCCTTAATTTTTCTTAAGTGAGACACGTAAAAATTTTATATTTTTCTGTTTTCAGAAAAAATTGGCAAAAGTGGAAAATGGGGTAAAAATCGGCCCCAAAAACACCCTCTGACCTGCGGTTACCACTTTTTTACCACTTTCTGCCACGAACTGGTAAAAAGTGGTAAATTCTCCCGGCACCCCCTCTGACCAGGCAAAACGCCGATGCACCAGAAACTTATCTGGCACCCCAAAAACTGGCAAAAATGGGGCGTGGAACGCCGCCAACCAACCGCGGAAAACTAGCCAAAAACCCAACCCCCGGCTACACTAGAAGCCATGGAGCCAAGCGGAAAAACCTGGCGGGACGCCAACGGCATTGAATACAACCCGAACCCCGAACCACCCCTACCCGGCTATGAGCCGGATCACAGATGTTCTCGGCCGGCCAATCGTAGACGTCTACAATCTCCCAACCTCGCGGCAGAAACCACCGGCGGAGGTTTCCCCCGCAGCTATTACAATTACCGCGTTCTAGCCCACCCGGCGCCGCAACCCCCCGCGGTCAACCAGGATGCAAGGATTTTCACCCGGGCCAGGCATCAACTCCCAAACGGCCTCACCTTAACCACCAATCCCGACCCCATGATGGAAGCTTTCTACCGAAGCCTCATAAGTTACGATTTCAGCCCAGAGATCAAAACTGTGCTAAAAAAACACGGCCTCTCCAGCACCTACCTGGTGCTCACCAACCTGTTCGGCACCACAGAAGGTGCCCCGAACCCGCGAATCATGGTCCACTCGGCGGTCTACAGCCTACTAGACCTACTCAAAGAGAAAACCACAACTAATTGTTGGTGCATTACCATTCACCCCGTTGGGGAAGACAACCTAGGCGACTACGAGCAAGGAAATGAAGAGTTTTACCAACAAATCCTGGAAAAGCACCAAGTGAACGTTCACCGTCTCGGTCTGGTGGACACAGACATTTCCCTTTTCGACGACGAACTCTGCGAACTCTTCCACCCAGGTGTTTGCGATGATCTGGCAGAACCCGTCCAGGACTGGGTGGCAAAAGCGGAAACAAAATGGGAGTACTTGTGGCATGTCAACGCCATTTTTGTTGACGCCGACCCGACCAACGCGGACCTTGTGGAATCGGCCGGCCAGGGAGCATCAACCCAAGATTACTTGCAGCCCCTACTAGAAACTGAACCCACCGCGGCCGACAAAGCGGCAAAACAAACCGAAATCACAATCCCCACCCCGGCGGAAAACCCGAAAACCCAACCCCTCCAAGGGCTCCCCCTGGTACTATTCCACATTCAAATTCTCACCTGGTGGCTCAACAATTTGGAAAGCATCATCCGCAATTTCCTTGCCGACCTACAGCGGGATTTCATCCGGCGGCAACGCGCCACAAATGTGTTGAAAAACACGGGCTACAGGCTTGCAAACCCAATGATTATTTAATTATAATCAGAGTATGACAGCAAACAATCCCCCTGAAATGTTAGCGAGCGAGCTCACTATGAAATACGTGCCACCCGTGAAACCCCAACCCGCGGCGGCTCCCACGGAACAACCAGTAAACAAAAACCTACTGCTGTTGGACACCTATGCCGCCTACCGGGCACTCATGTACGACATCACTAACGAACAATTAGACAACATCCAAGACAGTGAAACCGTCGACGACCTCAAAGAAGGCCTATGCGCAGCCGCCATGTTCTACACCGCCGCAATGGAAGAAGTAGAACGGGGGGTCCGCGGCGAAGAATACGCCGCCGCCAACCTGTCAGACAGTGAACTAGATTCAGGCCTTACTGAAGACTTACTCAAACTGGCGCGACTGAACCAGTTCGTCATTGAGCAGCAAATCCCATCAGGGAACCTCACTTACGCGGGGGCACAAATGGTGAAAAAAGCCCACCGGCTACACGAACTATTCATGTCCAACAAGTACATGAGCGACGAAACCCGGGAAGCTGTAGCCGCCGTCTCCCTCGTTGCCCTCCAATACATTGCCTGCTGCTGCATTATCCCCGCGGAACAATAGGAAAAACAAATGCTCCCCGAAACCATCAGCCCTAAACTTTTGGACATGACCCACATGTTCATCGCCACCTACGCTCAAAACCCCATCACAAACCATGATGAAGTCAGGGTGGAAACGCTGAAATTCGTCATCAAACACGGGCACGTGGGTGTGAGCTCCGAAGGCTACGCCACCCCAAATATCAGTGAGCTTTCTAAACTCACTGACATGTTCTTCCCCGTGTACGTTGTGACGGTGAACAAAAACCCTGTAACAAACCAGTGGACGTATCCTGTTACTGCGTACATGCAGGAAGAACTTTCCGACCATTTCCTGGACACCGCATCAGACCTGTATAACTCACACGCTGTGCACACACTCGAAGAGTTCAAAGAACAATACGGGTTCTTCGCCGCCATGCTCCCCGAAGACCTCGCGGCACGCAACCCCCTCATGATAGGGTTTTTCCGAAAATTCGATGATGAAAACCCCATGATAAACCTGGGTGAAGTGGGGGGTTTCGCGTTTGACAGTGAGCCCGCCCCCTACCTGAAAAAACAAAGTTTCTACAAACACTGGGAGTCCGATTTCGGCAGTTTCAGCGACAAGATTGCTTTGTTCACCATTCGTGGTGCCCGGGTGGAGGGCCAAAAACTCTACGATTTGGACTATTTCACGTTGCAAACCCAGCCTGGCGGGGGTTTGAAAGCCCACCGGGTAGTTGATTTTAGTGATGATGAGACCCGGCACCGCATGCCGCTGTTCCACATTTTGGAACAACTGGTGGAGAGTGAAGATTTCGCTCTCCCCGTCGCAATTTTAGGCAACAGTTACCTGTTGGATAATGTTTACGGCATTTCCTCAAAACGGCGGGCCCCCGAAGCCCCATGGTTCAGTGTGCCGTGGGCTAGTAAAACCGGTGGGGTGGAAACTGAACCCATGAACTATATCAACATGACCCCACCGGAATACCACCCATACAACCTGCCGGACCCAGAATTCTTCCTTGACCTGCTCCCTGAGGAATTCACCGGTTCTAACCTGGTTGCTTTAGGATTTGTGTTGCCGGAGTACTCTAACAGTGCCACTTTGTCTGAAATTCTGAAAGCTTGTGCGGAGCAAGAACAAGAACAAGAACAAGAACAAGAACAAGAACAAGAATCCGAGAAGAAACTCCCACCTGTAGATGAACTGCGGGGAAAAACCCCATTTGTCATGTGCAACAACCCGACTGAAACAATCACCGAAGACATGCTGGCGGACGCCAACCTTAAGCCGGGCAAAGTATATATGTTCAACCATTCCAAGCAAAAATTTGAGGAAGTCCGAATGCTAGAAGACGATGAATTAGGCAACATTTTATCGTTCAAACCCGAAGAAACCCCCACCCCGGCGCCAATTATGGATGAAACCAACCCCGAACACTACCAAAACTTCAGCTACAACACCGAGGTGATTGACATTGCCGAAAACCTATCCTACAACGCCGGTAACGCGGTCAAATACCTGGCCCGCGCAACCCGGGTGGACGGTCAAACAAAGCATGAAAATCCACTTAGTGACCTGAAGAAAGCGAAGTGGTATGTTGAGCGTGAAATTGAACGGTTGGAGCAAAGCAATGAGTGACGCACCAGCCCCTTTGGAACAAATCCGGGACCATTTACAAGCCGTGCTGGACATCATGGCGGCAGAATACCCATCCCAGTTATGCAATAATGATCTGATTTCGGCGCTCATCTTGGATACTTGGGGTGAAATCGTTGATGACACCAAGCCGAAGAATGTCACTGTTCAAACCTGGCACAAAAACATCCCTAAAACACCAAGTGTGGATCGGCAACTCTTAAACGAAGCCTACTGCGAATACCAATAGCAAGAAAGGAACAAAACAATGATCGAAATTGAAGGCCCACTGAAATTCGAACAAAAAGAAGCAAATGAAACTATCCGCAAAATCGCCGGAATTGTCAACGATGCCATCCGCGCCCTGCGGGAAGTAGCCACAAACGGACGACACATGCAGGACCTAGAAAAATCCCTACAATTCACCACGGGACTACTATGTTTCGATGTCACAACTAAAGCCCTAAACCTAGACGTTCCCCGCAGGCTTAAAAAAGAACTTTGTGCTGGGAGGGCCAGGCTTGTTGAAATGAACGATGAGGAAGAAGAAGCAGACATTAACTTGTTCGACCCGGAAGAATACATGTTCATCAGCACCCCCGAGGAAAAATAAGAGAAAGTAAACCAGTGGATAATTTTCAACAACTCACCCCGGCCCTTGAAACATTCAACCAACAAGTACTAGCCGAAACCAGCCGCATCCCCGCGGCCGAAACCAAAGTTGCGGTCTTCGGGTTCGTAATGGTCACCCCCGCCGAGGGGTTCGAAACCCAGCACAGCCCAATGGTCATGGCAGCCAGCAGCCTACCAGGGGACACCCCCGCGGAAACCATTGTGCAAGCCATGGTGCACCTAGCTCACGACGTGTACGGAATCCGGGTAGCCCCAGAAGAAAAGGAAAACTAACCATGTCCCGGCTCAAAGTCGAAAAAGTCCAAGTAAAACCCTTACGTCCCGTCATTCGTGACGGGTTACAGAACGAACAGCTGCTTGAAAAAGTAATCACCCCAGGGGTGTATCTGGTGGGACACACCCGGGCAACAAACCAGCTTTTGGACGCTTGGGGGGACCACCTGGGGGCGAAACTTAGCCGGTATGAAGCTGAAGAAACGTCTCTGAAGTTTCATGAGTTCGCCTCCGCCATGCAAAATACCGTTCCAACAAGCCCGCTCACACCCGCGGTGTTCGGGGGCCGGGTTTGCTACGACAGCCACCATCTGCCAAACCCTGACACAGCCCAGCCCGGCGCCTACCTGAATAACATCGTGGCCCAAAACCACTGGAGCGTTTTAGAACACGCACACTTCAACTTCTATCTTGAAGGCGTGTCCCGCAGCCTCACCCACGAACTAGTGCGGCACCGGCACTTCAGCTTCAGCCAAGAATCCCAACGCTATGTGGCTCAACCCCCACGGGTTGTGGTGCCGCCGAACGCTACAGCGGATGAAGAACACAGCATTCTTTACTGCTCGGCTTACGTTTACGAACAATACAAAGCCCTAGACCAAGGTTTACTGGGGGAAGAAGATGGTTTAACCCGTAAGCAGCGGCGGGAGAAAAACCGTGCTGTGTTGTTGAACTGTTTCGCCACAAACATCATGGTGTCCGGCAACCTACGCAGCTGGCTAGAGTTCCTACAAAAACGCTTATCCCCAGCCGCCGACGCGGAAATGCAGCAGGTAGCAGGCTTCATTAAAGAAGAACTCGCTGAAGCCCTCAAATTCCCAGATGGCACCCCGCAGTTTGACATGGACAAGGCCTTAAACAGCCCCGCCACTAACGAACAACAAGCCCCCAAGAGCGAGGAGGAAGAAACCAATGAGTAAAAAACACAAGAAGAGCAAAAAAA